TATCACAACTATAACAATAATTTATTAACACTCTGTTTATAATTTATACTTTATTTGTTAACAACTTCATGATACAATAAAAGAAAAACTCAAGGAGATATAAAGAAATGAAAAGACCTAAAGACGGCATTATAAATAGTAAGCTAACACCTTATGAAATGTTGGAACATGCAATGCTTTCGCAAGCGGTGGCTGATATCGAAACGACAACATGGTATAAAGCACCATCGGATGGCATGAAGTGCTCATATAAAGAAGGACTTGAAGCAGTTGACTATATTGTTTTAGTCCTTAGACAGAATGCTTATAGTGTGGATGCAATAGCAAAGATTTTTAGAGAAATTACACCACATAACTACAAATATGATTTGATTAAAGAGAGATTAGAAAAGAGAGGTATCAAGTTATGAAACAAACAGAAATTCAGACAAAATATTTTACACGTTGGCACTATGATTCTATCGAGTCCACTTCAAGCAAGTCAGAATATATCGCTCGTGTTGGCAAACTTGCCAACGTTGCAAACAAGCGTGCCAAAACTTTAACAACTGCAATATCAAAAGGCAGAATCACAGAGGATAGAACAGCACTTTTCAGATATCAAGACGCGGTCGACTACTTTAACAAGCACGTTTCCTATAACGCTTCTTATGTATCAACGGGCAAGGCAGTTTATAAAGATTTTTCAATTCGTGAATTAAGAGCACTCGAAAACAAGTTGTTACATTATCTCGAGGCAAAAGCTTCAACGGCAAGAGGCAGCATCGAAGTAGAAAACAAGCGTGTTGCAACATTCAAGGAACGTTACGGGGTTGATATATCTAACCTTAGCAAAAGCGTTCGTGATAAGCTTTTCAATACCTTGCATTATTTAGCAGATAAAAAATATGCAAAGCTTTCAAGTGATCAAATTGTTACACTGTTAACAGAAGCAATAAACACAAATAACAGAGAGGGCTTGCAAGAACTTTTTAAAGTATCGGAAGAATTATATCCAAATTTAAAAGATCAGGCAGAGTTTAGAGTTGCAATTATACAAAATAGTTCGCTATCATGGAAAGATAAAGCACGTGAGTTCAAAGCTGCAAACAATCTGTATAAACGCAATCGAGCGAAGCCAAAACCAAAAGCTATAAAGCAGGAGTTATAATTATGATAGTTAAATGTTTAAATAGATCAAATCAATATGATGATATAGAAGTGAAGTCAGTGACGGACTATGTGCCGTCACATGGCTTTTCTCTGCACAAGCCTTTAGGCAAAAAGAAAGACAGTCCGTATTATATTGATCAATTTGGGACTTTTGACATTGAAACAACTTCACGGACTCGAATTGAGAAAGATGATCAAGGCGAAGAAGTGACAAAACCAATTGACGCATTTATGTATGTTTGGTCTGCTTGTATTGATGGGGAAGAAGTGCAGGGTAGATACTGGAAAGATTTTATCTCTTTATTAGATAAAATTCAAGCCTACTACAAAACTAGCGAGTCGCGATATTTTGTAATTTACGTTCATAATCTGCCTTTTGAATTTTCTTTTATGATTGGATATTTAAACGACTATAGCGAAGTGTTTGCAACTGGTAAACGTAAACCGCTTGTATGGCGATTAAAGAAACGCGGTATTGAACTTAGGTGTAGTTACAAGCTCACAAATATGTCGCTCGATAACTTTACAAAGAAAATGGCAGGATGTCAACACATAAAAGCAAAAGGTGATCTGGACTATTCGCTTATAAGGCATAATGAGAGCTATATCAATCCTACAGAGTGGGGCTATATCATCAATGATACTTTAGGATTATGGGAAGCAATCACCTACATGCTTACAAAAGATAAAGATACTATTGCAACTGTGCCGCTGACAAGTACCTCTTATGTGCGCCGTGACATGAAAAGAGCTATACGAAAAGGAACTACAACTCGAATGCTAAAGAAAAAGCTTGCATTAAACGACAAAACATACAAGCTTTTAAAAGAGGCTTTTCGCGGCGGTGATACTCACGCAAACATGATAAAGTGTGCAAAAATATATCATAACGTTTATAGTTTTGATGCTTCAAGCATGTATCCGGCTATGTTACTTTTGATGCAGTTTCCAGTAACAGCATTTGAAAAAATGCCCGTAACATCAAAATGTTTAAAATATATAAAAAGTAAAAATCTTGCATGGATTGCGCAAATAAAGCTTACAAACGTAAGACTTAAAGAAGATCAATACAATCCGTATCTATCTATAAGTAAATGCCGTAACTTGCAAGGGGTAGACCCCGACAATGGCAGAGTATGGAAAGCGGCAGAGCTAGAAACAACTGTTACAGATATTGACTTTTCTATAATTGAAGAATGTTATGATTTTGACAGTATTGAAATCATAGAAGATACACTATATACAGCACGCTATGGATATCTCCCTGATGATGTACGAAGTGTAATAATGGAGTACTTCACAGCAAAGACAAAACTTAAAATTGCTGTAAAGCATACCGCCCCAAATAGCAAAGAAAGAGAAGAAGCGGAGTACGACTTGATGAAAGCAAAAAATAAGCTTAATGGCATTTATGGCATGGCTGCAACTGACCCTATTCACCCTATTATGTTGTATTTAGAAAACGAATGGCAAGAATTTTCATATGCAATGTATGAAAATGATATTGCATACAAAGAAAAAGTTGACGCAAGCGGCTTTTCGATTCCTGATGAAAAGAGCATTACAGAGCAAAGTGAAAAAAGTGTATTGCCTTATGTTTGGGGGGTATACACAACTGCACACGCAAGAAAACATTTACGTAGAATTTTAGCATGTGCAGAAAGCTCATATATTTATTGCGATACAGATAGTTGTAAAGCAACTAACTTTAATTTTGACAAACTGACAGAATTAAATAATTGGATATATGAGCTATGCGAAAAAACTAATACTTTTGTTGACATTGACGGTAAAAAATATTGTATTGGATATTTTGACTGTGAAAGCGATGTGAAGTCAGAAAACAAGTATGAACCTGAATACAAAGATTTTAAAACGCTAGGGGCAAAAAAGTATTGTTTCAATGCATACAAAGAAACAAAAGATACAACTTATTTTGGATGTACCATAGCAGGAGTTAAAAAAGCAAGGGGAGTAGAAGTGATTAAAAACCTCGATAACTTTAGAGAAGGGTTTAAAATAAAAAATAGTGGTGGTTTTCAAATCTGGTATAATGACAGCGATACTATCACAAAGACAAAAGTTGTTGATTATCAAGGCAACGAGGCAATAACTGAATATACTGGTTATAGTTGCATGATAGCACGTGATTATGAAATAGGCTTATCAGATGACCAAATTAAAAATTATACTATTATTGATGAAATAGCCGAATAAATAACGTTTTATTTGCAAAACTTTTGTAAATAAGTTATTATATACTTGTAAGGGGAAAGATACCCTAATAAAAGAAAAGAGGATAATGAAATGAGAATTGAAAGACAATCAAGAGAGTTTGACAAGAAAGAACTGTTTAAGATGGCAAATGATAATCATTTGTTAATGAAGAATCTGCCAGACAACACAATTGTAAACGTAACTGATTACGTGCGTTATCGTACCGATGACAATAAGGAAGTGGCACTTTTTTATCATACCAACATTGAGACGGGTGAAGTCGTAACAATTGCAACGTCAAGTCCAACTGTGATTAAGACAGCAGAAACTGCCTATGATTTTATGGAAAGCTACAATTTACAGTTCAAGCTGACACGGTCTCAAAGTAAAGCAGGTCGTACCTACATGAATTTTGAACTTGTATAAATAATGGTTGGGTGGTAGAGGGAAGAAATACAAGTTGTTCAAGGGTGAGTCTCACAAGCTCACCCCTTTTAAATTTAGAGAGGTGCAAATATGGGACTTTATAAAGAAAACGGGTATTTAAATTATAAATATATTTGCGACGTTGGACAACGTTACATTGATATAATAGGCGGCAGAGGCATAGGAAAATCACACTTAATAGTTGATATATGGAATGCAAGTAATTCACCGATTTTGTACGTGCGTAGAACAAACGTTGCACTTGAAAATAGTTTTTCTACCATTGGCGACTTTGTAAAACCAGACTGGTTTGGAAAAGATATTAGATTAAAATACAATGACAAAAAAGGATATGGAAAAGCCTACTTGACAGATGAGGACTTGCAAAACGATAATCCTTTTATAGTTGGTGTTTCATTGTCTACTTTTCAAAACAAAACTGGTATAGATTTTACAAGGTTTTATGATGTGATTTTTGACGAATTTATTCCTCAAAAAGGGGACAGACCAATTAAAAATGAGTTTCAAGCCTACAAAAATATCATGGAAGTGCTTTTCAGAAACCGCCCGGAGTCAGAAACGGAAAAAATTAGAACTTGGTTTTTTGGTAATTCCAACGCGATTATGTCTAACATTTTAATCGGTTATAGGCTTATTCCAGATTGCTACAAGGCAGTAAAAGAAAGAACAGAGATTACACAAGTAGATAGGTGTGAGACAACACTTATACTTCCTTTTAACTCTCCAGTATCAGAAAAAAAGAGACAAAACGCTTTCTATAGAAATCTGCCTAAAGGCAGAGCTAAAATGGAGCTTGATAATGAATTTATGGATTTGGAAGATGATAGAATACGGCACCAAAACTTAAAAGAGTATACGCACGACATGAAAACACCTCTGTTTTCAGTTTGGTTGCATAAGTCAGATTTTAAATTTTACGTGACTAAACCTATGCGCTCTCATTGTGATGATGTTTTTGATGCTTCGCCGTCTTCACTAGAGAGGTGGCAATCCAGTAGTAAAAAGTATTTGAAACCAATGTTTATAAGTGGTGACATAACATTTTCAGACTATGAAACACAGTGCGATTTTTTAGCATCTTTTGATTGCGTATCATGGTATGATATTTTGTAAAGTTGTAATTGACAAACAATAATATAAATGGTATATAATAAATAAAGGCGGTTGCACTATCCAAACACTAGTCAGTGTGTGCATGTTGGGGACAACGAACAAACTGCCTTTTATTGCTGTATAGCGCGTGTGACTTTGAATCACAAGGTAACAGTTCGATTCTGTTTACAGCTGTCAACAAATAAAGAAAGAAGGTTAAAGTATGAAAATTGATGAAATTTTAAAGCTTGTAAATGCAGGCTACAGTAAGGAAGAAATTGACAAGCTTGATATTACAGATCAGAAGTCAGATCAGAAGACAGATCAGAAGTCAGATCAGAAGACAGATCAGAAGAAAGATCAGAAGTCAGATCAGAAGTCAGAAAGTTTTGATTATGATAAGTTTGCAGCAGCACTTGTAAAAGCACAGCAGCTTGCAAACGGCAAAACTAATTTTGGCGGCTCAAACGAAAAGACAGATATTAGTAAATTTTTCTAAAGGGGGTAGACTATGGCTAGTTTAACTTATACGCAAATTTCTGCAATTCTCAATACCATGTACGAGGAATACACTGGTAGGAAAACTGGACAAAATTTAAGTTTTGGACAAATGCAGAATACTTTTAAAATGGGGCTTGATCGCGAGGATGACAACCTCTATCAGATTATTCCTACAGTTCTTGCAAAAACGATCTTCTCAATTCGACCATATTCCAGAAAGCTTTCTGGTATGGTTTGGGATAATGAACGATATGGAAACTATATTCGTAAATTTACGCCTATCGTTAACGATTCCAACATTGATAATGATGAATGGAATATAAATGTTGAGCTTGATAAACCAGAAGCAAGTCAAGACTGGAAAGCAGGAACAAAGCCAGTAAAGTATGATGTACTTCTTACAATCGCAAGTGGTGGACAGACTTTTGCACGGAAGTATACTATTTATAAGAATCAGCTCAATGCAGCGTTTGATTCAGAGGCAGGAGTTGCGTCATACTTCTCAATGTTAATGACTGAATTTTCAAACATTTATGAGATTGACCTTGAGAATATCGCACGTGCGCAACTTGCTAATTTGGCTATTATTTTGGCAGATGCTGGAAGTGCCACCCCGACAACGGGAAACATATGCAAGAAAACACAAGTTTTCCATGCGTTAACAAAGTATAACGCGGAGACGGGTCTTGCCATGACAGCAAAGACAGTCATGAATCCGGCTGACTTCCGCCCTTTTATGATCTGGCTTAGCGCGGAAATGAAAACGTTGAAAGAAAACCTTGCAGTTCGAGGCACACGTTTTCACGGAGATTTTACGGGAAAAGTTGTAAACCGTCACACGGATGCAGCTGACTTAAGATTTTATCTGGTTTCAAAGTTTGGGAATTATTTTGAGGCAAACGGCAGTGATTTTTTCCACCCAGAGAAAGCGGAACTGGGCGATTATGAAAAAGTCACATTCTGGACGGATCCCGAAAATCCAATGACGATTAAAGGCAGCGCGGAAGGTGTAAAGACAGACGGTACTAGTAAGTTTACACTTGCCAACAAGACAGTTGAAAACGTACTGGGAATAATGATGGATATTGACACACTTGGAATTGTGCCGGTTGATCAATGGAGCGCGGTGGAACCATTAAACGCACGTTTTGGCTTTAGAAACGGTTGGAATCATTACACATTTAAGACACCCGTTGACTTTACGGAAAACGCAATTTTGATTTTACTTGATTAAACAAAGGGGCTTCAAGCCCCTTTTCTTGAAAGGAGTACACATGGCATTTGAAGTTAAATTTGGAAAATCAGACAAAAGAATAAATAGCACAAAAATTCCAATTCTGGCAGAAACTGTCACGTGTGTGCTTAAAAGTGGAACAAGTGTAGAAAATCCAACTTTTATTTTGCAAGGTGTTGCACCTTTTGATTGGAATGTTGCGTACTGTGAAACGTTTGGAAGATACTATTTTGTAAATGATGTTACATATGTAGAATCTACATATGAAATCTCTTGTAGTTGCGATTATTTGGCAAGTTACAAAGATGAAATTCTTTCTAATACTGCCTATGTGGAAAGGGGATCGCTTACTATCAGAAATCCATTTATCATTGATACAATGTTACCGACTCTTTGTAAACCGACTGTTAAAGTGGTAAGCTCAACTTTAGCGGTTGACTCAAGCGGCTGTGTTGTAATTTGTACAGCGGGGAAATCTGGAAATGGTTTTACAATTCTAACAGTTGCTAATTTTAATCGTTTGTGTTCATACTTATACACAGCTGAGTATACAACTGGACTAAACGACTTTTTACAAAATCCTGAGGGAGTTGCTAAAGAGGTGGCAAGACCGCAAGACTACTTACTTTCTGCTATGTGGCTTCCTTTCCAATCTCCCGGTGGTACACCAGTTAATGTAACGTTGGGATATGTCGACACGGGGATACCGGGGTGGCAAGTATCTACAAAAGATACTTTTAGCAAATCGGTAAGTGTTACAATACCAAAACCAGATAAATCTGGTGATACAGAATTTCCTTATCTGAAATATGCCCCCTTTGCACACTATACTTTACAAGTGCCGTTCTATGGAATAATTCCGCTTAATCCAAATTTGTTAGCAGATACGCTACTGATAAATTATACTATTGATATCAATGGTGGCTGTGATATTTCAATTTTAAGCGGGTCAACACTTGTAACATCTTTAAATGGCAACTGCGGAGTTCCAGTTGGTTTCTCTGCGCGACAAACAAATATTATAGGTACATCACAAGTACAGCTAGCTAGTGCAATGTCTTTTGCAGATAGCGTGGGGAAAAGCGTAGAATCTGCAATGGAAGTGAACCCAGTTGGGGCGGCAAGCAATTTTTTAAATGCAACGGCTGTCATTACCAGTGGTATAATGTCTGGACTAGAGACGGCTGTACCGCGTGTATCAAGTAGTGGTGGTAGTGGTTCGATTTATGTAAACAATTTGGTGTATTTGATAGGAGAATTTTACACACAAGTTGAAACAAATTTACTATATCAAGGGTATCCGTGTTGTAAAGTTAAAACATTAAGCGAATTATCTGGTTTTATTAAGTGTAGAAACGCGAATATTAAATGTAATGCAACTGCAAACGGAACTGCAATTATCATTAACTTTTTGAATGGGGGTATGTTTATAGAATGAAACCTTTTGTATATTCTGGATATTATGTTGGCGAAGGTGTATCAAGTCCTATTATTAACGAGTATGAGTCAAGGCAAAATCCAAACATGATTCACATTAACAATACATGGGACTATGCAACATACTTCAGATACTTTTTGCAACGTGCAGAAAGTCTTATACTTTTTGACGGTATGCCTAAAAACTGGGCTAAAAACTATATCTATCCGCTTTTGTTTTTAAAAGGAAACTTTTGTGTTATGAATACCGCCAAATTTGGAATCATCCCGCAACACGGGTCGCCTTATGGCTTTGATGTGCAGTATCAGCCTACTAACTATGTAGTCGCGAACCCCGCTTTTGACGCTTCTTTTAATGGCGATTTGAAAATAGGAGAAGATTGTGAGATTGTAAAATTAGCACCTGATTGGTGCGGCATTGGCGACTTGATAAATTCATATGCGCAACGTGTAGCCATGACGCTATCTAATCATGATGTTGCTAGCGCTCTAGCAAAGTTTGGTTTTATTTTTACAGCCAAAAACAAAAGCACAGCGGAGACTTTTAAAGTTGCTTTTGATAATATCATGTCGGGACAGCTAGCAGTTGTAATCAATCAAGCTCTTTATGATAAGGAAACGGGCAAACCACTTTACGAGTTCTTTAACAATGATATTGAAAAATGTTATAATGTAGTTAAGTCAGCGTTGGAAAGCGTTGAAAATCTCAAACACGCGTTTGATATGGAGATTGGTATTTATACAGTACCGGAGAAGAAAGAACGCATGATTACAGACGAAGTTGAAGAAAGTAAAAATGCTATCATGTCTAAGTGCGAGTTGTGGGCGGAAACTATCAATGAATGTTTAGAAAAAGTAAACGCACATTATAACCTTGACATTCGGGCACGTTTGCGGTATCCTAACAATAGAGGGGGTGACAAGAGTGAGAACGATTATACCAATAGCAACGTTGTATGAGTATGACAGTTCTATATTTACAGATATTTATATAAAAGGTGTTTCAAAAGATCAACTTATTGAACACTTTTTGCTATCATATGGTGATTTGACTCCAGTTTATCAAGAACCCTCGTATTTAAGAAGACATGTTACAAGTGTAGCACGTTCTTTGCAATGGACTATTGACCACTTGTGGGAAGTAACACAGCTTGAGTACAATCCAATTGAAAATTATGATAGAATGGAAAGTTGGGAAGATAAAGGCGGCGGCACTTTTCAGAAGGGAAAAGTAGATACAGAAGAAACGTTTAACAAGGGTGACATTACAACAACTTTTGGAAAAGTTACTGATAGTACACACAAAGTTGCGGCATTTAATTCAAGCGATCCAGAAGTTGCCAACACTGATAACAACACTGACAGCGGAAGTGATTCCCAGACGTTTGGCGCTGATTCCTCACATGGAAGTGTTACAAATGGTTTGGATGAATCAACAACAAAAGGAACACATGAGGGAAGAATACACGGAAACATTGGTGTTACTACTTCGCAACAAATGATGCAAGCAGAAATTGATCTGACTACAGCTTACAACTATCTTGATAAAGTTTGTGAGTTGTATGCAAATAGACTTTTGATAGGAGTGTGGTGATATGGAAATTATGAATGCAATTGCGCAAATTGCGCAAATGGTTGGTGTGCCTTGCGTATGCCTTGGCGCGGTAATGTGGTATGTGAATGCACTTGACGTGCGGCAACGTGAGGAAAGAAAGACATGGTATGAAAAGCATGATGTTGAAAGTACCAAATGGGTTGACGCACTAAACAATAACACAAAAGTTATTACAGAGTTGTTAACAATCGTAAAAGAAAAGGAGAATTAAAACTATGATTTATGATATTCCAGATAAGAACGTTGCATATATTGCTAAGGCTAGAGAGCTTTACAAAAACCATGATAAGTACGCTTACCTTTACGGGGCGAAGGGGCAGTATTGCACTAGTGAGGTTTTTGAGTCACTATGGTCGGCAGAGCCAAATTATTTTAAAAAGTACAACACACAGCAGAAAGCACAAATCAAGGCTTTCTGTTTGGGAAAGATACTGATTGATTGTAGCGGTTTTATCAATCTTGTTACTGGAAAATTTATGTATTCGACTGCCTATATAAACAGTTGCACTAATGTGACGACTCCAGACAAGACTAAAGACGGGGATTTACTTTATACAACTTTTGGCGGTAAAGGCAGACACATAGGGCTTGACATAGGGCATGGTTTCTTTATGCACTGTGGAAAAGAACTTGAGACAATTTCAGTCGGTGTGATTGATGGATTTGGTTGGGAAAAAGGGGGTAAATTATGATTCAATATAGTGGAAATTTTATTCGCATTTATTTTGAAGCTAATGAATTAACAAAGGAGCATACTACTATTCAATTACAAGATGGTTATACATACGAACGATTACATATCAATGGCGCAAACAACGTTAAAGAGTTAGTACCGTATATGTCAATATTTACGGGGGATACCATCACATTTCCGGTTGTTAATAGCAAGTCTCCATCAACAATAGGTATATATGTGCCTGATATTACAAAACAAGCCGAAATTAGAATAACAATCGAAAAATTTGGACAAATACCAGATATACATTATTTTGATACGGCTTTTGAACCTATTCTTGTTAGAGGCGATGACGGTAAAGAGTATAATGTGATTCCTTCAGATCAATTCAAGTAGGGGGTAGACAATGGCATTTTCTAATTTTCCTTATACCGACTTTCACAATTTAAATCTTGATTGGATACTCGAGACAACTAAAGATTTAAACACAAAGTGGGATGATTATTACAAGCAATGGAATCAATGGCAAAAGGATGTACAAAACTACATTGATAATCTTGATTATATTGGTGCTATTGACGCATACCTTGACGGACTGAAAAACAGCGGTGAATTGTCAGATATTATTGATACATGGTTAACAGACTATGGATTGATCACAATTGGTGACTCATACGGGGAAGGGTATACACCTGACGGCATGGTTAAGCCGTGGTGTGATATTTTGCATGAGAAGTATTTTTCAGATGCTAAGTTTTATGTTAATAAAAGTTTGGGCGGCAGCGGTTTTGGTGCAAATACGCCCTTTTCAAAACTGCTAGAACAAGCTATTGCATCGCTGTCCGATAAGCAAAAGAAACAAGTTAAATATGTTGTTGTTGCAGGCGGTTGGAATGACCAATTTGTTGCGGCTTCGCTGATTAACAGCGGAATTAACGATACAATTGCTTTAATGTCTCAATTGCCAAACGCAACACTTTACATTGGATGGATTGCTACACCTATCATTGGATTTACTACCGTGGCAAAACAAAAAGCATATAATGAAATTAAAACTTTGTACGAAACTTACTGGGGTAAGTATAAGTTTTTGAGTGGTGCTGATAGTGCTTTACGTTGGGTAGGTGTTGTAGCATCTGATAATATTCACCCTAATGCTAGTGGGCAGGCTTCAATTGCAGATATGATTTATAAGGCAATTGATGGTTATGCATCATGGAATCGAAGTGGCGAATTTTCGCTTGATGGTGTTGATTGTACTCTTAATGATTATAAGATGAACGTTGTGTTGACTAATACCAACGCACATTGCAGCTTTAGACATGTGGCTAGCTTCCTTGATTTGGCTTTCAAACCCTCTAAGAATTTCACGAGTGCCGCTGTGAAGGTCATGAGTCATAACATGACTTTTGTAAATCAGCAAAGTATATGCAACTGCAACGCTGTAATTCATGATGCATCTGGTTATCATCAATGCATGGCTGTTCTCACTATCAACCCTTATGATGCTACACAGTTAGATAGTGGTGCAATTTATCTCCGTTTGGTTGATATAAGCGCTAGTGGGTATGCTACTTTTACAAGTGTTGATGAGATTCAATTGTATGGAGTAGAATTTAATATTCCTTTAAATTAAGAAAGAGAGGGTGCAAACCCTCTCTTTTTCTTATTTTCTTTCTATTGATATAACTGTAATATAGCTTACAAATGGCAATTTTGATACATATTCAACGGCATAATCACTTGCCTCTCTTGCGTTATATCCAATAGATTCCACATATTCAACATTGATATCGTCGCTATCTGTATTCAGAAAAGCGACTTCCACACAGTAAGTGTTCTTCATCGTTCTCATTTCTTTACTCCTTTTACACTGATTATTGTATAACGTTTAGTATCTTCAAAATCTTTAGAAAGTCTAAACTTTATTTTTGATTCAAAAGCTGTGTCAGCTTTACAAGTGAAAATATCATTTTCATTAGTATAATTATCATGATATTTTACAATATAGGTATACTCTTTTAATTCTTCGATATCTAATCTTGTAAAAGTCCAACCCCTCCAGAGCACATTGCAAGCGTAACTAAACGCTTCCGATATATTTTTAGCTTTAATAATATCACAGTCGTGGTAATAATCGTTATCGGTATCGAAGCCCCATACACCAATTGAATAGTTCATTTTAATACCCCCCGTACAAGAAAATCAAGTGAAGCTTTTACTATTTCCATATCTTTAATCTCTGCTAGTGTATCACTTGTTGCTGTGCAGTCGTAGATATAAGCATACATTTTCATAATGTCATTATGTAAAAGCGGTGTTTCTAAAATTTTATCACTGCTTTCTTTCAAAAGTCTATTTTTCTTTAACTGTGTTAAATTATCCATTTTATTGATCCTCTCTTTCTTCATAATCACCCAAATCTTTGCAAATAATATCAAGCTCATCTTCGCTTAATCTAAAGATTACTTTCAATTCCTCTCTGTCTGATTGACGCCAGTCGCCATTATATAATTCAATCGCTAATTTTCTCAATTCAATCAATTTTCGCATTTTCAATTCTCCTTTACCCAGTATTCAATTGTCATATAACTTTTAGATTGCTTACCTCTATAATAGCAAGGTGTTGTTCTCACAAAACCTTTTCCATATCTGCCGTTATATGAGTGAATGGTTGACAGATTAACGTTCATATATCCTCTTACATCTGCACATGTTACATATTTGAGATTAAGACTAATCATCTCATTAAGTGTTGTCTTGCTGTCTGCTACCTTAATAACTTTACCTATTGTGTTTCTGTTTTCAATTCCGTATAAATTCATAGTTTTCCTTCTTTCTTCCCGTGTAATTACCATCTATTTCTATGCGCTGTAATATATGGAGTATATAAATAGATAGTGTTTCTTCTAACATCATCAAGCTGCCGCGCAATATATGAAAACCAGAACGCTTTTAAACGATTGTGTCGAATCAATGCATCACATTTTCTAATTACATATCTTTCTAAGACTTCAAACGAAATATGATTCTCACATTTGTATAAATTGCGAATACCATCTTTTAATATCTGGTTGATATCGAATACAAGCTTGCGCTTTTCGTCAAGCATATCAAAATCAATGTTGGCAAGTGTGGCAAGGCTAACATGATGCCATTCGGGATTAACAATTGCACCATATCGATTCACAGTATTCTGTTTTATTGGTTTCTTCGCTAGTTTGTGTGACTGTTTCCGCGTTGGTAGATTCACTATAGTCTGATATAAGTCTTTCATATAAGTCTTTCATCGTTTTAAAATCATCAAAGTCATAACAACTTGTAATATGTGCAATTCCTCTATGGTCATGTATAAACAAACTACCACTAACACCTCTGTACACATTTAAGTATACGTGATTTGATAATTCAACCTTGTATCGCCCGTCAATTGGCTTTACAGATTTTACCTCTGTATTCATAATCTTTGCTACTTTTGCGAAAAACTTGTTGTAACTATTAACTCTCATAATTCCTCATTTCTGCTAGTCTTTCCTAACTGTCTTTACTTTTCTTTCCTCTATGGTTATATATTACTATAGCACTGTTAACACATTATGTCATAATTGTAAATAAATTGTTAACGATATATGTTTTAATTTATAAACGCTCTTATAGTTCATACGTTCGATTTATATTATTGTCTGACAACTTGTGGGGAACTTGCACATTGTATATTATATTTAAAAGGTATCTC